TCATCAAACAGAAAAATTGCTCTTTCGATGTCAAAGTTAGCAACTTTAGCACATTCATTATCCTTTTTTTCAGGATTTTCATCTTCTTTTTTCGCCATAGGGCTCCCTAAGTATTACTTTAATCTATAATATATGAAATAAAATACAATAGTGCAATATTTATTTTTGAAATTTACTGATTTGCTCCGGTGTTTTGTTTACCTGGTATTGAAGTTTCAACCCTTGTTTCAGCTTTTTTCTTATCAGTTTTTGCTTTTCGTGTATCATCTGTATCTGATTTTGAATCAGGAGTAGGCGATTTAATATCCATATTTGGGTCTGGTGCTGTTTTAGACATTATTAAACTTGATATAAAGACATCTCCTTCGTTTTCTGGTTCAGGAACATGCTGATATATTGCCTTAAGACTTACAGGAACACCCCAAGTCATAGCTTCTCTAATTTTTTCCCAATCCTGAATATTGATATATGGGATTGAAAATCTTGTATTAAACTTGTTTTCAGTTGTTCCAAACTGCATTATATTAAACCATGAAATAATTTGGTTTACACAATCACAAATATCAAGAATTGTTTCCTGAACCTTAAATCTAAAATTGATGTTTGCAGCAACTTCAGCAAGTGCCCTTGAACCACCGGAACTGGAATCCATAATTATATGTGTTCCTATAATTACTTTTGATATTGCAGACTCTGCTTTATTTATTAGCTTTTCAAATTCTTCAGATTTTGCCTTAACCTCTATAGTATTAACACCTTTGTCTTTCAATCCATTAGTAACTATAACGGTATCACTATCAATATTGAAGAACGCAGTTGCTACTTTTTCTAGTGTTGCATCAATATCATCAGCATCCGTATCGTCAACCTCAACAATAAGTGTTGGTATTCCGTATTTTTCGGTTGTTGTCATCCAAAATCGCCATCCACCCTTTTTAAATTGCCATGGGTAATAGCATTTTAGGATTTCTGCAACACCATAAGGATTGTTGTATGGGTTATTTCTGTAAAGAATAAATTTATACTGATAAAGAGGATTTTCAGGGTCGATTATTGTTCCGGACGGAGTGTGAATTAGAGTATCATCAGCCTTAATCGAAAAATCTGTTGACGGCAATGGATTTATTTCTGCAGGTACATATCCTGCATCGGTCACTTCCCAGACTATTTCAAAAATAGACATACCCTTCAACCGACCTTCTACTATCCCTTTTATCATGTTTCTTATCTTTGCCTTTGTAAATGCATCATCAAGAACCTTTTTGTGTTCTGGATTATCTGAACTTATTTTCCATTGATGTCTCAATATGCCTGCTATCAATATCTCAACAACAGAATAAATATGGTCATCTTCGAGCATATCCCTATATAGGTCTGCAGGAGATATTCCGCATCTTTCCAAAACTTTACTTGGATTTGGAAGCTCATCTGACATTAAATCAGTAGCAATTGTTCCGCCGGAGAATATTTTACCAACAAGATTCTTGCCGTATGTGCGAGGATGTCCTTTTGAACTTGACTTTTGTTTTTGCACATCAGTATCAACATTGACACCATTTTCGCTTTTATTCAAAATAGAGCTTCTTTTTTTCATAATCATATCCTAATAATTTTTAACTATTTTTCCAACAATTCTTGACGGATTTGTAGATTTTGCCATTATCAGTTTTAGACTTCTGCACGAGCGGAATATATATCTATATACATCTGGAAAATGGTCATCCTTTTTAACTGGAATATCTTCTCCCCTTTCCTGAGCTTTCCTATCCCACTGGTATCCGTGTAGTTGGTCTATGCTTTTCTTTAGTTTATTATACAACAAAAATCTCTTAGAAGCAAACAAATTCTGCATCAATTGAATACCAGGTATCACATCATTGTCAGCCTTTTTAAATCCAGTAACTCCAGCTTTTCTACATTCTGTTATAAAGAAGTTCGCACTTGGGTCAGCAAAAATTGCGTGAACATTTGCAACATCTTTACCTATAAATTCCTTCAATTCGTCAACAAATTCTGATGGAGATTTGCTTTCACCAGTTTGTTCTCCTGAATACCAATACTCGTCAACGGCATAAAATATTCCATCTTCTTCGTATATCTTAACAAATACAGTCATATTTGATGTACCATAGTCAATTCCTATATACACCCTATCTGGAAACGCAGGTATATAGTCAGTTATATTGTCGTCATCAAACATTGTAAAAATGTGTCCTTCGGCGGCAACCCACTTACCCTGAATATTTCTTTGATAGAAAACTCCGTGATAAAGTTTTTCAAGAGAGCGAATATATTTTTTATCGAGACTTGGATTATCGAAAATCTCAAACTTAAAACTATGAAAAATTCCTTTAAGTTCGCTCTGTCTATCAATAAAATTCTTTTTTATGTGATTTGTTGGACCAGATGGATTTGTAGTCCATATAGCTTTTGAGTAGTTCCACGACAATCGAGAAAGAGCCATTTGAATAAATTCTTCTGTATGCTCTGTTATCTCATCACCATACCAATATCCAAAACTAATACCTTTTATTGACTTGTCGTCACCGTTTTTTCCGCCACCTCGGATGTAAAATCTTTTATTGTGGAGACCTTTTGTTGAAATAGTAAAATAAGTACCCCTTACATCACGATGTTCTTTAAACTCTGCCTTTAATTTTCTTTCCCATTCGCTTATAATATTTTGTCTAGCACTATCCCCAGAGAAACCACTGATAAGAACATTACACGGAGGCAGTCTTGGTAAATCTTTCTTTATGGCAATGAAATCTGCTGTGTATGTTTTTGAAGACCTAACAACACCTTCTAATAATGTTATTTTACACAAATTGTGTTTTGCAAGAACTTCTACACTTTTTGGACTCCAGGTTATTGCCATAATACAAACTCCCGAATCATCGCATCAACGCTTTTTTTATTCTGTAAATAGCAAGACCGGTGTATCTTAATTTTAGTACCACCGGTCGGCTGAAATTTTTTTCCACATATTATGCATTTATCAAATAATCCCTTGTCTTTTTCAACTTCGACCATCTTAATCCTCGTCCTCACCCTCAAATTCTATGCCTCTTTTGTCATTTTCTTTGTATGATTTTTTGAAATTTTCGAGTGATTCTTCATCACCATTTTGAACATCGTCAATTATATCTTGGTAACTAGTAAGTCCTTTTTCGCCTTCATCAAACTCAGTTCCCTGAGGGTCGAGTATTGGCATAACATCGTAAATACGCTGAACCCTGGCTAAACTATCAAGTGCGGCTAAAACCATTTTGTCATCGCCACCTTCTACGCTATTTTTTCTAATAATTCTTTTTCTTGTTGCAACATGCCAGTCAACTTCTTCTTCAAAATGTGCTCTCCACGGTTCAGAGATTTGTTTTTTAGCCTCTCTGACTATAAAATTTGCACTTTCTTTTGATATTTCCCACTGGTAAATCATGCTCCTTACAACTTCGCCCTCTGTGTATCCCCTAAGAAACATCTCAGTTGTATTAACAATTCTGTTTTCTTTCTGGTCTGGCGTTATTATGTCTCCACGCCCAAACCTAACCTCAATTCCAACCTTTGCTTTTATATCAAGGTCATTCTTTACTCCAGATGTGTCATCACCTGGTAGAATAGAAGAGCGTGCAGCAAGTTCAGATTTAGAACTGTTTTGTTGTTGCTCCTTAAGTAATTGGACTTTACTCTTTGCCATATTACTTTTCCTGTTCGGATTTATAATTATACCAATCCACATCTTTTCCGTTTATGTTGATTTTTGCATTATTAGTTTCTTCAACATGGCGGTCAATGATGTACTGGCAGTATTTTTGGTCTTCTTCTGCCATATAGCAAATCCTGTCATGTTTTAAACATGCCATCATCGTACTTCCTGCTTTACCTATAACATCAACTACTATATCACCTTTGTCAGTACTGTGTAAAATCGCATTAGCAGAAACATTTACAGGAACTCCTGCGTTCCTATTGTCATCCATTTGCGTGTTTCCAAGTCTCCATGTTGATGTTGCTAATTCTCCGTCTTGCTGAATAAATTTGTAATTACCTCTATTTGCGTAACAAACAAGATTTGAATCAAATGTCCAATTGTTTCCAGTAAGGTTTGGCGTAGGAGACATTCTTGAGTATGTGCAATAATCGAAAAAATCAGACCAGATTCTCATCCAATCCCATACAATCGGAGCATCGTGATGGTCACCCATTATGTAAATACTGCAGTCATTATCAATTAGAGATTCTAATCCATATAAAATTGTAGAAACCTCAAGGTTGTGTTGCATTGGTAAAGCAGTAAACATCATTTTTATTTTTTCACCGTTTAACAAAATTGCTATACCTGCAGAGTCGTCTGGTCTTGAACATATCAACCTATGCTTACCAAGTATTACAACATCACCTGTTTTTATAACCGGATTTTGACTCATAGACACCATTCCAGATTCTCTTTCTTTTTTCTGCTTTTCTTCTTTTTGTACTGGTTCAGGTATTTCTACATCTTTTGTACCATTAAAATCTTCGTTTTCTAAATTGTATTGTAAGACCGTATCTACAAATTCTTCCATTGCAAAATCCATTGGCACAAAAAAATCCTCTATATCAGACACTTGTATGCCATCAGAGGATAAAAAATCGTGTAAACTGTCGGTTGACATTTCACCATATTTTGAATTTAAAGCCAATAATATTTCTTTTGCTTCTTTTTTTGACTTTGCATCAATTTTTACAGCCGGAAGTTTATTGTTTTCACCAAACACAAATCCTTCTGAAATCATTCGTTTTATAGCCATTAATCTACCATGACCATCAAGAATAAATTTTTTGTTTTCTAAAAAAACATAAAAAATTGGAAATCTAAACCCATATTTTACTATTGAATTTTTCAATTTTTCGTAAGAATCACTTGTTCTACTCTTTAATAATCCTTGTAAGTCCACAAACTCATCTACATGGAATGATTCAGAACCTTCACACATGATATTTATTTTTTTCATAATGCTCCAAAATTAGTTATTGTGCTGGCAGAGAGATTTGGACTACGACCTGAACATTACAAGAATCCTGCTCTACAACTGTGCTAATCCAGCAATTTAAAAAGACTTTCCATCTTTATGTCTTTGCTTTCTTTTAAATCTTCCATTTCCTATGTTCTTACCTTTATAAGTATCGGTCTGCTATCACAGTTGTGACATATAAGTCTTACATTCGAAATTGTAGAATTTTCAGAATTTCCATCAATATGGTCTAAGACGAATTTTAGTTCTTTCCCATTCCATTCGTTTCGTTTTCTATTCCACAAATTAAACAATATATCTCCAATTATTTTTATTACACAGGATAGCACTTCCGCCGCAAGGAATTAACAGCCGTTACGCTATATCCGTGCACAGACCGGCTGATGCTTTTTGACTATCCTATTCAGGTATTTCTATGTGAAATCCACAGTTTTTACATTTTATGAATGTTTCTTCATCGCTATATCTGTAATCTTTTTTGTTTAAACAACACCTGCAGAACGATTTGAATATGTTATCTTTTTGTTTTTTAGCTATAGGATAGATTATACCGTTATTTTTACTTCTAAATATATTGGTCTTAACCATATAAAATCCTACTCAAAACTCATTCCACTAAATTCATCCAAAATTCTACAAATGTAGTGGCTCTTACCAAATATTTTTTTTTCAGTTATTGACAAAGATATTCCACAGTTTTCACACATACACACCATATTGTCAAAGTCAATTTCAGATTCCGAAAACTCTTTATCACAACCAATACATTTAATTTCACCGACTTCCGGCATTATTTCTCCGTTGCATCATAAATTTTCTTGAACTTATTCATCCCTACTGACACAGCGAAATCAAAAACTATCAAATTCTTACAACACACACACACAAATGAATTATTTATGTAGTCAACACGAAATGGATTTGCTTGTGTGTCGCATTCTAAACACATTATTCCTTGTAGCATTGCTGAATTTTTATTTTTCAATTTAAACATTTTACATCCATATTATTTTGAGCATCAAACTGGACTCGAACCAGAACCTTGCGGCCATCCATGCTGTAATGATGCTTGTAGATTTGTAATTATAAGTAAATAGATGGTCTGAATTATTTATTCCCCAAGATAATGCAGACCTAAAATAATTACATCAGCCATAATCCATGATGAAAATTCTTTTTTCATTGACTTTTATCGTTTTAGTACCAATGCAATCGCCAAACACGATTTCGGTCTTGGGGAAAACCTCGTCAAATTTGGGCACTACACAATTACCAAGCCAAAGCTCAACCGGAAATTGTCCGGGCCAATGACATGATTGCAGCGTTGTGTTTTTATTTAGAACCTGACCAAGTTCTGCGATTACAAATACTAGTACAATCAGTAATATTTGTTTCATTTTTACCTCAGGTGTATTTTTGAACAGAAATCATTTGTGACATTCCAGTTTTTGCTGTAACTCTGAATAAATCCGCCTCTATCGAAACTGTACTTATTAAAAGGGCATGGACTGTTTATGTCTATGTTTTCTCCAAAAAACTTACACCTTGTGCATGATTGCAAAACCGTATTCACTGGATTGGAAATAAATCCGGGCTTAACTAATTCATTTATTGAAGTTCCAACCTGTTCAATAGTTACATTGTTTTCTTCAACATTTACTTTAGGAACAACAACTTCTTTTTCTTCAGGTTTTATTTCTTCGTTTGACATGATTACTCCTTTTTAAATTTGTTTAGCAGAAGATAGAGGATTTGAACCTCTAAGGCTTTTACACCCACAGTTTAGCAAACTGCTGACTTACCATTAGCCTAATCTTCTATAGCGATGGGCACAAGATTCGAACTTGCAAGACTTTTACGCCCAATAGTTTTCAAGACTACACCCTCAAACCGCCCGGACACCCACCGAATATTTTACTCTTTTTCTGGAGATTTCACTTCTTGTTTTGGTTCTGATTTTGTTTCCTGTTTAGGTTTTGCAGGAACAGAAGGCATTTGTTTATCGTTACTTTTAACGATAATTTCATTAACAACTGAAACATCAGATGGAATAGATTCGCTAACCACAATATTTCCGTCATCAATTGTCACAACTATTGCACCCATCAATTGTCACAACTCTTGTACCAGAATTGTACGCATCTATAATAGCATTGAATAAAAGTTTTGCATCTTCTTCACTTGCCGTTATGATTCTTTTCCCGGTTGGATTGAATACGATAACTTTACCAATTACATTGAATGATAGGCCAGCAAGAATATTGATTGCTGTGTTTTCTTTTTGTAGAATGATTAACATTTTCCCTCCTAGGATTGTTTAGTTATATTGTTGTCTATTTGGGAAGATTTGAACTTCCACTGCCCAGTTTCCAGAACTGGTGGACTACCATTATCCTACAAATAGATATTAGCGGAGCGGATGTTAGATAGAGAAACTAGAACTATCTATTGTGTTTTACAAAAACAGATTACATCCGCTGTCGGTAGAGGCGGAGTCGAACCACCGATGTTTCTTAAGTCGAGGATTTACAGTCCTCTGCAATCGCCACTATGCACACCTACCGATATTTATGGACCTACTCGGACTCGAACCGAGAGTATCTTCCTTGCAGGGGAAGTGCAATAGCCATTATGCGATAAGCCCATTTGTTTGTCGCCCTTGGCAGAATCGAACTGCCATTCCTGAGATGAAAACCCAGTGTACTAAACCGTTATACGAAAGGGCGAAATATGTTGAGCACAGCAAGGGATTTGAACCCTCATAAAAGAGATTTGCAGTCTCTTGCCTAGCCATTCGACCAACTGTGCATTGCGAGAGTAGATGGATTTGAACCACCGACAACTTGATTAACAGTCAAACGCTCTGGCCAACTGAGCTATACTCTCGAATATTTTATGGCGGTTCTTGGCAGAATCTAACTGCCGACACTTCCGTGACAAGGAAACATTTTTCCACTAAACTAAAGAACCGAAAAGCTATTCTGCAAAGTTGTTTAAGATGATAGCCAATCATCAATTCTGAATATTGGACGAATCAATCACTAAGGTGGTAGCTAATCACTTATCAATCTATCGTTACAATCAATCAGCACTGATTCACAATGTCTTTGCAGATTCGAGCAGGATGACAGATTCGAACTGTCGTTTTCAGATTGGAAGTCTGACACACTAACCTACTGTGTTAATCCTGCTTATATGGTAGCGGAAGAAGGAATTGCACCTCCGGCCCTTGGGCTATGAACCCAAAAATCTACTACTGATAATATTCCGCAGTGCATGAGGAGAGATTCGAACTCTCATACCGAAGTGACGAGGCTTAAACTCGTTGTGTAAACCAATTCCACCACCCACGCATGTTTTGTACCTAATTAAAAGTACATAAGTAATATACCTAATATATGATTGTTTGTCAAGCGTTATTTAAACGAAATAGAGAGCCCTTCGCAATTGCTCAACGGAATCGAACCGGGTTTTTTCCTATTTTCACCTGCAGATTACTAATAGTGTGCTTTACCAATAAGCTAACTCTCGTGATGATTGAAAGATTCGAACTTCCGATATTCTGCGTGTAAGGCAGATGCTTTAACCAACTAAGCTAAATCATCAAAAATTTGTCGGCTTTTTTAAGTAAAATATCCTCAAGATTCATGAAGTCTTCATATTGGAGATTTTACATTTATTATAGGTAGAATATCCGGAATACTATCCTATAAAACGGATTCACCGTTACACCAACTGTACCAACTGATGGAATTGAACCACCACTATGTGTATATCAGACACATTTACTAACCATTATAATAAGTGGGCAGATTTATTGTGCGAATTGATGGATTTGCACCATCGACTATTTCCTTATGAAGGAACTCATCTACTAACTGATGTAAACTCGCATCTGTGCCGCCTCGGTGAATTGAACACCGGCTAACCAGGATTTTCAGTCCTGTGCTCTACCAACTGAGCTAAAGCGGCAAGTGATTTATTTTTTTCCAATCAATTCGTCAACAATCTCTTGTGGTAAATCATCTAGTTTAATTGGAATTATATCCATTGGTTTGTTTAAAATTTCTTCGGCAAGTTTTGATGTGTCTTCTTTTACATATTCTGCAATAAACCCACGAGCGATTAACATCTTCTCAATCATTGTCCAATCAGCATAAGGCCTTTCACTAATCATTAAATTTAAAATTAGTGGACATCCAAGTGCAGAGTCATCAATGATTAGGTCTGCGTGTGATTTTGGCGATGTAGTCCAGTTGTGTTGCGTTGGATTCTTTTGGATGCCATATAAAGGTATATCATTTTGCTTAAACCAATCTACAGCATCTTGTAATAGATTTCCATTTTCACTCATTACCTCTGCTCGCATGGTAAAAAGGATAAACTTATGTTTATTTGCAATCAGTTTTCTTAATACAGGTATAGCTCCGATGTCTTTGCCTATTCTTGGGAAATCATGCGTAAACAAAGTTCCATCAGCATCGAGATTGATTATTGCCATTATGTAGCTCCTTGATTGAATTTATATTCGTCTTTATTGATTGTTTCTTTTTGTTCTGACATCTTAGGTTCAGTACATTCCTCAAACACATCAGCGAATTCTTCTTTTGTTATTGCATAGATTGTTCCATCATTGTGTTTCGCAATCCAATCTCCAGGTTTTACTTGTGCCTTTCCTCCATGTGGCATGATTATTATGAGGTTCGTTCCGTGCCGGAGAATCTGTTGACGGCAGCCTTTTAGAAATGATTCATATTCATTTTGATTGATTGTCATGCCATGAAATTTTATAGCATCAAATATGATTGGTTTGAATTTTATTTTCATCTTTGCTCCAATTTATTTTGGGTGATTGATGGGAATCGAACCAACACGCCAATTACAGCATCAGCTTCTAAGGCTGACATGTCTTCCAATTTCATCACCAGAGGTATTATTCTTTTCCACACATCACTTCTACATAAAATATAAAATTATCAGCACACAACTCTTTTTTGCCGCCTTTAATCACCGCTATTGAGAAGACAATTGGCAATATCGCTAACATGAACAAGAATTTAGCAATCTTATGTTTTGACCAGAATTCGTATAATGGAAGAAATTTCATATTAACCTTTTATATTTAATCAAATAATTCCGGATATACCGGAACTTAAGTAGATGACCGCCAACCAAAGGGAAAGCAAAGGCTGGCAATCACAATCTCCGGACGGAAGGAGCAAACAAACATCCAGAGTTATAATTTTAATTGTTCTATTCAGTTAAACTATACGCCGACTTTAATCGACATAGCAGGACTCGAACCTACATCTTTTATTATAATGGGCATCCGCTCTGACCGTTAAGCTACACGCCAGACCAACCGGCATTGATGGGATTTGAACCGCACACCTGATGCATTGTGAGACGAATTGCAATACACCTGACAAGGCGTTCGTCTCGTAAATCTAACGAGTTAGATTTACTTCATAATTTTAAAGTAGTAATTAATATCATAAGTTTAGTAGTCTTTTACCGATGATGAGGCACCGGTGCTTAACCAGATTTACCGGCGACCGGGGAAGCCCCAATCCAAATTTGTACTCGACCGGGATTCCCAGTCCAATAT